TACGTTACCTCCTTTATTCAATCCTTTACCAACCGCAAACACATGGACGGCAACTCCCACATTTTCCAACACTAATATCAATACACCAATTATTTCAACTTCTTTCACAAGTTCTAATCCCGTTCCTCCCACTACACTTTTAAATTTAAGCGGTTTTAACATTTGGAAGTCTTACGCATTTATAGATTTAAAGGTTCTCGCCAACACTTGGACTGGAACGCAAACCTTTTCAAATGGAATGACGATTTCGTCCCCGATTGACCCTGTGCTTTCAAACGAAGCAGTCATTAAACTTTATCCTGATAATGTTATTGAAAAGGTAGGCAAGACGCTCACATTCACCTTCCCGTCGCCTGGAACATACTACCTAACGAATATTAACCGCTCAAGTATAGGAACGATGGACTATATCATCATCGGTGGTGGTTCTCAAATTGCTGGAGTTACGCAATCTACAGGGGCATACGTTTCATCAACAATAGGAAACGCAAACGGAACATCAAGCAGTATTACAATTGTTGTCGGGACAGCAGAAGTAGAGCAGGTAGGAACTTTTTTTCCAACATATACAACCGCAAACGCTCCAACAAACAGCACTATTAAAATCGGTGGAAAAACAATCGCTTTCGCAGGTGGGGGAACTCAAGGTTCTACAGATAATACTGGAAACCAAGCAGGAAAAGTCGGTGCTACAAGCGTCACCTCCAGGGCAGGTCTGTCATCAAACGGGGTTATTGGTTCGCAAACCCTCGTGTGTGCTGGGTCTGGATACGGAAATTTCTCAAGCACAGGATACTGCTCTTTAGTCGTCCATTACCTTTAAGTGGAAGGTTTCCTTAACCTATTCAATTTAAACAATATTTTAGATTTAGCAAATAAAAATATTGTTCTATTATATATAAAGATGAGTCAATTGTCGTCATTTAAAAAGGCGAGTAATCCTGATATGGTCTATTACGACATCGTTTCTACTAATTATCAAAGCACTTCTACCGTAGAACCATTTTTGCGATTTAACGAAACGAGAACCAATCCAATCATACCCAATAGCGGTGACTATTATCTATCCATCGTCCGCTTTAGTTTAGATACTTATAACCTTCCCAATTTTATCTGTGAAATCCAACCCGATCAAGGCGACCCCAATCTTTCCATTTATAGTATAACTTTAGAACTACAAGATGGTGTGGGTGGTTTCACTCCTTCGCAACAGATATTCTTGGAGTGGATACCTCAAAACCAGTTTATAAACACCCCCATACCCCCAAATCAAACCAACAACGGATTTCAAGTTACTGGGGAATATTACTACTGCTACCAGTTTCAGTATTTCTTGTCGCTCATCAATAGGACTTTCGGTGACGCACTTGCGAGTTTGATTGTTAATACAGGTGGCGGAGCATCTCCAATCAACACCGCCATTCAACCTATAATGACGTGGGACACTACCACCAATACCGCCATTCTTCAGGCAGAGTCCGCAAACTACGAAAACCAGGTCAATATCAACCGCATCAACATCTTCTTCAACCCACCTCTGTTCGCCCTCTTCAATTCATTCCCTTCTCTAAACTTCGGCATCGTTCCTACGACAAGAAACACCTTTGGACGCAATTATCAAATACCGATAATTGATTTCACAGGGGTTCAAACCATTCTCCTACCAACTAACCCAGTTCCACCCCAAACACAGGAAATTTATACCCAAATATTCCAAGAGTTTAGCACGATTGATACTTGGACTCCTGTCAATTCAATCGTCTTTGTATCCAATACCATTCCTATTGTTAGCAATCAGTTGTCCGCACCTTTAGTGTTTAACAACGGACAGACGAGTAGCGGTATAGGCAACAACGCCAATTTCGCCCAAATCATTACAGATATGGCGACCAACCAGCAAGTATTCAAACCGAACATTCTGTATTCGCCAACTGCCGAATACCGCAGAATAGATATGACAGGCAACACCCCTCTCAACAATATTGATATTAATGTGTATTGGCGGAGCAAACTTGGAGAACTTGTCCCTTTTGTTTTAGCAAGTGGGGCAACCGCCAGTATCAAGTTTCTATTTGAAAGGAAACATCTTTTCGATTCTTCCAAAGGGAAGGACGAGGTTGATAACGGGCAACCAAAAAGCATTAGCGACCGAAAATGGGGATAGTAGGGCGTAAAAAGATATAACCAACTTTTTTGGTTATACCTTTAGAAACTTTAAAAGGGGAATTAGGGAGATTGCCGAAAAATTTTATATTTAGGTATAGTATAATGTCTGCCGATTTCTCCACCGTTCTCATCAAGGATAGTCGTATTGCCGATATAACCGACAACCTCTCCTACGCCGTCCAAAGCGGTGCGTCCTCTACCACCTACCAGCAATTCTCCGCTGTTTCAACCTCCAACTCCAGTATGACCTTCAATATTCAAGTCCCAAGCGAAAATATTGTCGTCAGTCGTGAGGTTCTCGTCCAGAGTGATATTTTCTTCACCATCAACATTACTGGTGTGCCTGTGGGACAAAGTGCTTTCAACTATGGACTTACCGATGCTCTCCAAGCATTCCCTTTGAACTCCCTTTTCACCACCTGCTCCGCCCAGATTAACAACACTAACGTATCTGCGAATTTACAAGACATTCTCCCTTCTATTCTACGATTGAATAACAACAGAGAACTCTATCGTTACAACGGAATGACCCCCACGCTCCCCGATCAAGCATACAAATCTTTTGCCGATGGAACAGGGAATGGCGGTGCTTCCAACAATCCTTTAGGCGATTACAACGACCAATCCTACGACGGCGATCTTTACCCTCGTGGTGCTTTCCCTTTGAACTCCTGCGTGTTGGTTCATACCTCTGCCGTCGGTCCGGTGGTTGATGCTTCTCCCATTTCTCTTGCTCTTGCCGACACTTTCGTCATCACTTGCTCCGTTCAAGTGACCGAACCCTTGATGGGATTAAGTCCCTTCATCTACGGCGAGAGTGCCTACAACAAACAGGGTCTTGTCGGCATCAACGCCATGTCTTTTGTATTCAATATTGATAGTTCGTGTAAGCGTTTCTTCTCCACCTCTTCTACTGCTACTTCTTACCAAGTATCTTTAGGCACTCAAGCACAGGCAAATCCCTTCCAAAATACCCGTATGTTGGTAAATTTCCTTTCTACTCAACCCACCGACCTCATCTCTGCTCGTAATGTTGTGCCTTATATGGATTTGCCTCGCTACTTGTCGCTCCAGTCTGCGACTGCTCCTTTAGGTGCTGGGTTGTCTGCTTCATTCAACTCTCAAAATATTCAAATCAATCAACTTCCCGACTACTTTATCGTGTCCGTAAGAAAACCGATGTCTTCTCAAACCGTCAAGGACTCAAGCACCTTCTGTAAAATCAACAGCATCAGCGTCAATCTTAACAACACCAGCGGTCTTCTTTCAAGTGCTACTCCTCAAGACTTGTGGCGTATTTCTGTGAATAACCACTCCCAGCAATCGTGGGCGGAATTCAGCGGTGCTGGGTCTGTCGCTGTGAATGCTACGGGTGTCGGTGCTTCCGTTAATACACCTGGTTCGCTCTTGGTTTTATCACCTGCGTATGACCTTTCTTTGCCTGACTTCCTCGCACCCGGATCTATTGGGGCATATAATTTTCAGTTTCAAATTAATGTTACGAACAATAGCAACGATACTTTCACTCCCGAAATCTGTATTATCTGCGTGAATAGCGGTATTTTCACCACTATCGCTGGTTCAAGCAACATCTTCACGGGTGTCCTTACAAAGGCGATGGTTCTTGATGCTAAAACCAACGGCGAAGCAATTGACCCCGTGTCAAGCGTTCAGTATGCTCGTATGGTCGGCGGTTCTATGTTAAACAGAGTTGCTACTGCCGTCAAAAAAATGCCCTTCAAACGTGGTATGATGGCGGATAGAGTGGTTGGTGCTGGTGTCGCCTCTGGTGCTGGTGTGGGTTCAGGTGGTATGTCCCGCCTTGACCGCCTTTGCCGTTAAGTGTAGGGACAAGTCCCCCTACGACCCCCTATTTTGCTCCACTTTTTTAAAAGTGGATTTATATATATATTTAGGCAATTAATATATATATGACCTTTGGATTTAATTAATATCTTTTAATATAATATAAATGGCGAGTAGAAACTATGGTATGGCGTATGACACTCCTTACAACCGAGAGTTACTTGACACCTTAAGAAAGTATGTAATGCTGATGAATACTGGCGAACCCGACCATTTCGTAGGTGGTCGCAGTAGTGGATTGGTCGGTGGTTCTTTTATAGGAGCGAACGGAAAAGTAACTCACCCCCACATGCTTCAAATGAGCGATTTAGGCAGTATGAGTGGTGGCGGTCGCCCCCCTGGAGGACAATATGTGTCGCCTCACGGGCAAATAAATAGAATGATTAACTCGGGGACGATGGCGACATACCCCCAATTCAACGCCGTAGAGATTAAAAGGGTTAATAACAGGACGTTGAAAGGCGGAACTTTTAATTTAGGCAAAACTTTGAAAAGTGTCGGCAAGGTGGCGAAAAGCGTCGGCAAGGTCGCTCTGCCTATCGCCCAAAAAGTAGCGGTGAATGTTGCCGAAGACGCAATTGTCGGTGCTGGTGTAAAAAAGCGTGGTCGCCCAAGAAAAGTCGCTGGTTCTAATTCTACGATGTTAGCATCTGGTCCTACTGGTAAAGGCGGTGCTTTTAATTTAGGTAAAACCTTGAAAAGTGTCGGCAAGGTGGCGAAAAGCGTCGGCAAGGTCGCCTTGCCTGTGGCGACAAAGGTTGCGGGTGATGTCGCCGAAAAAGCAGTCTCCTCTTACCTTGCTGGTGACGGAGTTGCCGATGTAGGCATCATCAAAAGAGGTCGTGGTCGCCCCCGAAAGGTCGTGGAGGGCGGTAGTTTTCTGTCTTCTGCCTTGAAGACGGTGAAAAAGGTCGGCACTTCTGCTGGAAAACCATTTGAGAAATCCGTCGGCATCAATCCCTTTTCTGCTGGGTATGATTTGGGTCACGATGTAATTGCCCCTGCCTTGATGGGTAAAGGCGTTGATGGTCGCAAAGTGAGAGCAGAAATAGTCAAGAAGATAATGAAAGAAAAAGGGTTGAAGATGACAGATGCTTCCAAGTATGTTAAGGAAAATGGTCTCTACAAAAAATAGGTCTGCCTCCCATTAAGGAATAATGTTCTTTAATGGGAGGGTCTAAAACCACTTAACAAAATCGCCGATTATTATATTTAGAATAAGTTGAACTATTCACTCCATTTAAATATAATATATTGTTATTGTATATAATGCCGTCCATTCCTGGTTATAATCAAAGTGAAACCGAAGAAGCAGTATTGACTCGGGCAAAGAAACGAATATTGAAAGTCCAAAAGAAAGGCGTGAAAATGATGGAAGTGCCTGTTGATGGCGGTATCCCGAAGGACGCTGATGGAATTGCCGAGAGAATGATTGTGATGTTGGAGGATCTCATCGGCATTTTTCAAAATATGTTTTTGTATTTTGACTTGGAAGGTGGGGCAGTTAGAAACGAAGAAGATGCGAGAAAAATCCTACGCTACTTGTTTTTAGCATACAAGTTGAGCGGTCGGGTGTGGAAATTAACAAAGGGGTTGTTGCCTGTGGTTGGGTTGGTAGATGCCTCGTTGTTTAGAGAACTACAGGGAAAATTAGCAGAATTCGTCCAAATGTGGAACAAAGCGAAACGATACTTTGAAATTGAAAATTTTGAAGGGTTGGATAATGTCGCAAATGTCGCTGACCTTTTTGACGATCAACAACCGCCTCCTCCTGATCCTGCTCCTGCGAAAAGAAAGGGACGTGGAGAAG